AAGGTTAATCTGTGATAGCGGTTGGCACAACATCGGATTGATATCGAGGCTCGCCCCAATATTCAACATTGACAATACTTGCACCTGCGCCTGACATTCTGATTTGGAAACAATTAAACCCGTCGCTGAACTTTGAAGGGTCCCATTCCATAATCCAAAGCTGATTTTTGCCTGCGCCTGTGTCTATGGTAAAGGTGATTGCATCGGTTGCCCTGGCCATAAGGTCAGCGGTTGCAGTATCAATATTATACCAAATCGGACAAACTTCTGTTATGGCTGTGGTTCCGGTTCCGGCTACATCTGTGCTTTCATTCCATGTGACGACAAGATCCACATCATCAACATAGGTCATACTGAGGACGGCCCATACCTTTTTAAAATTTTTGCAGGAAATAATATCGGACGTATTCAGCAAAGCGCTTCCTACAGCCGGTTCATGGCCCTGGATGATCTTAAATGCCTCTGGTAAAGTCAAGTTACTCATTTTTATACCCTCCTTATGGGGTTATTTTTTATCTTGCTTCAATTCTGACAAATGGTGATACCGTGCTGCCTGAACCCTTAAATGGGGTAATAGGACTGACAAGGCGTGGCTGACCGTCAAAATAATAAACAAAACGGAAAGTGGTCTGATCATAATCGAATTTAAAATGCAAACTTGAAGCCTCGTTGATATCACCATAATCAACACAAAGGTACTGGCTGAAATCACAAAGCCAGAGATCGCCCGCATCACCCAGGCTTTCGGCCTGTTCGATGAATACTACCGGATATCCTTCCATGCTTCCAGTTGTTCCGCCAATTGCAGGTGGTAAATACATTCTTGCCATTTCTCCGCCGGTCCCGACTGCATATGTCATTTCACGCAAGGTTTTATAAATATTCCGGTTTCCAAGCCATACGGCTGATCCAGACCCACCACGAAGATGAAAACGCATGATCATGTTTAGGATATTTTCAGATACAATTGTATCAGCGTCCTGGCCGTCTTCTGCGGATATATCAATTTTACAATCACAGTTTTTCAAGCCAAGCGCCTGGCCTGCCCCGGTTCCTTCCATGACAAGATCCTGAGATTTGAAAGCAAATTCTTCACGGAAAAGCTGGCCCATTTCCTGGCCCAGAAAGGTTGCATTCATCAGGATTTTATTTGATGCGTAATACATCCCGGTCAATTTTTCAGGAGCAAGTTTGATCTTGTTTAATTTTGTTGAACTTGAAGAAATCTGCCCAAGTTCAGAATCAGTATAAACACGAACGCCGCCGCCCCTTGAGCCATCCGCCCGGCTGACTTCATCAAGTCCTATGATCTCAAGGCTTTCAGATCCGGTTATGGTTCTTCGCTGGCATCGTTTCAGAACCTCAGAATTATTAAACCCGGTTGTCATCAGGTCCATACTGGTTTCAGATTGTAGCAAAAAACCACCTTCAGAACCAACGCCCTGGATTTGACCCGTTCCGGCTGCCCTTGATTCCTCAGAAAAAAGAGGTTTCATGGATTTATCAATAAATTCCCGGCTGGCTGGCTGGCCCTGTCGTTTTTCAATCAGGGTCAAGGCCCGTTTGGTGTTCTGTTCAAGCCTGGAACTGGCCTCTTTTGCGTTTGATCCATTTCTTAGATTTGGATCGGTAACGGTTGCAACGTCCACCATTTGCTGTCCAAATGCGGCGGCCTGGGTGCCTCTGTAAACCGGCTGATCTTCAATCACAATACCGCTCATGTCCGGGTCAAGGTCGTTCGGATCAGGTGTATTTCTTACCTCAAAATCCATAGCGGTTTTTTCAGCATCAATATCACGGGTTATTTTCTCAATTTCTGTAATTAGCGTATCTCTTTCTGTGCGCTTTTCATCTGTCAAGTCTTCCGGCTTAAGCTCTCTGATTTCTTTGAGCTTTGCCATGGCATCCCGGAAAAGTTTTTGAAGTCTTTCGAGTTCAGTCATCGTAACAATCCTTCTGCGGTTCTTTCCGCATTTAAAATGTCAATGTTTAAATTAGCTTCGTTATCCATTGCACGGGTTGCCGTGTCTTTTGCGCCGGTTGCGGCGTCTTGTTTTATCTTATCTAAAGACCGCAATGCTACTGCGGTATCTGGATAGGCTGGAAAAGTTACGGGAGAGACATCAAAAAGCTCTCTGATTTCCGTAATGGTTCTGACAGGTGTTTCTTTATCATCGTCAAGATTCTTCCATTCATCAGCTTTGACGGTAAAACCAAATGACTGTTGAGTGATATCCCCACGCTCGATAGGTGACAGCACCATATCTCTGACAAGCTGCGTATCAGGCGGCGTGACGGACATAAACAGCCCCTTTTTATCTTCTTTTAACTCAAGGGTTCCGGCGGATGTCCTGCCAAGAATAATATTGGAATCATGATTGAACAATGCCCGAACATCGGAAGTTTTTAACGCTTTTTTAAAAGCCCCTGGCGCAATGCGTTCAATAAATCCCATGTCTTCACTGTCTCTATTAAAAACAGCAGCGTATCCTTCGACCTTAGGCAAAGAATCATCATCTTTGCGAATTACCCGCAATGTCAAGCCTTTTGTATCCCAGCATCGAACCTCTTTTAATTCTTCTTCTGATATTTTGTATTCTTTCATGATTACACCTCTTTTTTATATTCCCAAATAACAATCACATTTTGCGTGTAATGGCGGGTGCGCTTTCAATCCACGTATTTTCATAGGAGCTTCGGCCCCGTCCGGGTTAAGCTCATCACCATCCTTTACAAAAGATTGACCACTGGCAACACGCTTTCCGGCAAGACTTTTGCAGAACGGGCAAGTTTTCGGCCCCCGGTTTCGCCATACGGTTGTAAACCCGGCCCCGAATGCAACAGCCTGATAAATAGCGCTTGAATTTCTGACAGTTTCATTTGTTGCTATCTTTTCAGACCGGCGTTCTTTCCATTCGTCCACCCGTTCTTCAAGTGCTTCAAGATCATCTTCAAGCAATGATGTTAATTGACCCAATGAGCTTTCAATATGCCGCTCTGAATACCTGTTTATATAATCATCAATAAAGGTTTCGAGTTCATCAGACACCCCTATATCAATTCCCATTTCTTCCGCACTTGCCGCTTGGATGGCCTCTGAAAAGCTCCTGATTACCGGCCCGATCTTTGCCCGGACATAATCCGGCATTTTTCGATAAAAATCATCAAGCCAAGTCTGCATACCACCGTTTGCCCGGTTTTTACGGTGTTTATCAATCTGGGCCTTAACTGCAAGCCCTTCTTTGTTCACAATGTCTTGAGCCGCCCTTTGAAATAATGGATAATACTGCTTTGCTATCCGATCTCGCATAAGGATTGAATTTTTCGCCCGGTATTCAAGCAGCCTTATTGAATTTTCATTTTTCACAGGCTCTTGGTTGTTATTTTCTGCAACCTGTCCGGCCATACTCAAAGGAATCATATTCAACATAACAAAGGATTCGTCACCGCCTTCAATCGGATTCATATTCTCTTTTGCTCTGATCTCGTTTGGTTTTATGCCTGCCACCTGGAAAATCTTATTATAATATTCTGCCCGTGCCTGAGAATTACCTCGGAGCAATCCATCAACTAAAAATTCAACAAATAAACCCTGTTGGCGTTCTTCCTTTGTTAGTAATTGCAGGGCCATGCTTTGTTCCCATCGAACAACCCAAGGCATCAGTCCTGAGTCAACATAATTGGCGTTTTCGGTTTCAAGGCTGTTGTTATCTGAATTATGACCATGTACGGCTATTTTATGCGGCGGCATATGATACATTCCGCATATTTCTATTTTCTGAAACGTTCTGGTTTCCAAGAATTGAGCATCGTTTGGCGGAACTGTCAATGGATTATACTTTGCGCCATGCTCCAATAACATTAATTTATGTGATTTTCCCAACCCGGAATATCCTTCTTTAAGCGCTTTTACAAAGTCAGCCCGGTTGTCACCTAAAACCCCATCCATTTCAACCGTCCCTGCCGGGTGGGTTCCTTCTCCAAAAAATGTACTTCCAAAATTTTCCGTAGCAAGGCCAAGCCCGATAGCTTCACGGGCTATTTTGATCATGGACATTCCGAAAATACCATCAAAGCCAAAACCAGGAATATGGAACATATCTCTTTTTGCTACCCGCTTTTTTTTGCCACCTTCTATCCATTCATAAAAAATGCCGTTCCGATATTTCTTGATCTGCATCCCGCCAGGGTTTTTTACCTGAACAAGTGCGCTAATTTCTCTGCTTAAAGGTGTCCTTATAACTTTTGAATATGTGTTGCCCCATAAAAGTAAATGATTTTGAGCTGCTTCACGCCAATGAAAAGAGGTCGTCTGCGGATTTGGCGCATTGTGTAAAAGATCGTACAAAGGATGGCCTAAAACCCTTTCTTTGCCACCGTTTTTATTTTTCTGATATAAAATAAGCGGAAGTCTGGCAAGATCACTGGATATCAAAGAAACACATGCGAAAACTGTCAAATATTTTAAAGCGTTTTCTTCATTGACAGTAACCCCGGCCTTTGTAGGACCGCCGGTCAAGCCATACCAGAAATCATCGCCAGCGGTTAGGTTAGAAGTACCGACAATGCCGCTCCTTAAAATCTTACTGAAAAGACCCATTTTTTAACCTTTTTTCGGCATTTTCCCCAGGATTGAACGTAAAACACCGATATTTAAAAGCAAAACCCCAAAGAACACCAAAGATACACCAAGATTTTTCAATAAAAAAAGGCCGTATCCTGCATGGATACAGCCCAATAATATTAAAATATCAGATAAATCTATTTGTTTAAAAACTAAAAAACCTTTCATAATATACATAAATTGCACATTATTTAATATTTTACAAGCATTTTATGTATATTTAATTTTTAATGGGTTTGAAATAAAAAAAAGTCGATCAAATTAATGATCGACTTTTGATTGAATCCCTGCCTTACCTTGCCGTACCGCACACTACCGAACCAAACCGAACCATGCTATATTTTAAATCAGTGTCTTTTAAAATAGTACCCTTGCCTTACCCAGCCGAGCCACACCAGACCTCACACTGCCGAGCACAAACCCGCCGGGCCATGCCTTACTATATTTTATTCCTCCTTCCTAAATATTCAGTTATAGCCCGCCGGATATGCTCCGACATACTTAATCCGGTTTTGATAACCAAGTCTTTTAATTTTTTGATTTGAATGGTTGTGATATACATTGAGATACGTTTCATATTTGCTCCTTAATATAAATTATATGCTTATTATATACACATTGTATGTATTGTCAAGGATTATCTTTTACTACCGCTTAGTTTCTCATCGCTCCACTCTTTATGGCCGCACTTAGGGCATCCATACCGCCTGACCCGGTATTATCACCTGTAGGCCGGGAATCAATGCAGCGTAGTTTTGTCTTGCATTTTGGACATTTCATTTTTTATTCTCATTAATCAATTTTACAAATGGGTGATTCTTTATTTCATGTTTTAACTCTGGATCTCTAAAAGCCTTTGTTTTTGCTTTTTTA